AAAACACGCATAGCGCCGTTCAACGTACCAACAAACTTAGTGTTAGTAGGAGCTTCAAAAGTTCCTTCAGTTGTACGAGCAAATGCTGATGTAGTAGCAGATTGTAATACAGTTAAGGCCGCAGAACTCACAACAGCCCAGTTACCTGCGCCTCTACGTGTTCTTTGAGCAATCAAGTTTGCAACTCTGTTGATTAATACAGCAAGTGCCGCATGTTCATCACCAACATAAGTAGCAGTACCTGATACCGCTGCCTGGTTATAAGTGAATTCAGTTGCCGCTAACGTTCTAAGAGATAGTAAAATCTCCTGATCGATTTCAGCAGTGATTTCTTGTGCTAAAGCAGCCATTATTTCTGCTTCGACATCGATGCCGTGCTGAGACTGTGCGTCCTGAGCGGCTTCAAATGTCCAACGTGCTTGTAACTTACGTGACTTCGCTTCAACAGCTTGTCTTAAGATTTGCACACTGATTTGTTTACCACCATTACCTTCTAAAGTTGCTGTATCAGCACCAGTATATGAAGCGGCTGTTCCTGCTGCCGAAGAAGTACGTGAGTACGCCTGAGCAATTTTGAACGGTGATAATGCTTCTTCACCAGCTGTTACCGAAGTAGCGGCTGCTGAGTTGTCAGTCAATGACTGAGCATAACGAACACGTAATGTGTGAATCTGTCCAACAGGACCAGTCATTGGCTGAACGCCGACTAGTTCGTTAGCAATAACAGTAGGCATAACCCTTCTGATTACTGGTAAGATTACACGGTTAAGTGTTGCTATATTTCCTGCAGAGGTACTACCAGCGGTAGCATTCTCATTTAAGAGACCTTTGCGAGTGTTTTCTAGGACCACACCCATTGTTGAGCGGCGTGTGCCTTTTAAGCCTTCAAGTAGGGCGTCTTTCGTTTCGTCCCAACGGCTTTCTAAGAGTACTTGTGACATGATTATTTTCTCCTAAATCTTTGTCTAGTTTATATTAAAGCCCTGCCAGGCGCTTAAGATCGATAACATTGTCATCTTCCCTAACTTGTTCTTTCTTGGCAGATTTATTACCAGTTCGTGCAGTTGAAACAGATTCAGTTAGAGATTTCTTTTCAGATTTCTTTTCACTTCCTTCATTCAATACTGCTGGTAAGTACTTATCAAATGCGTTCTTCAGCTTTGGCGTCTGAACACTTTCTAATAAAGATCGCATTACTAAAGATTTCTCTTTGTTTAAAGATGACACTAAATTGTCTAAAGTCTTTTCACGTTGAGTTGATTCTTTGATAATGTTTACTTCACGGTTTTTAGATTCAATTATCTGAACTGCTTTCGCAAGTCTGACTTTTGATTCTGCTAGTTCTTTTTCTTTTCCATTTAATACAGAAACGATCTTACGTGTTTCAGCCTTATCATTTAGATAAGTTGTGCTGAATTCACCTGCGAATGTTTCAAATATCTTACGGCCGAAGTTATTCTCCCTAGCAATTTGAATATCTTCTTTAAGTTGTGATAATTCACCTTTGAGATGAGATGCGACAGATTTACTCAATCTTGCGGCACTTTCAGAGATAAATTTCTCTTTCAATGCTGTTAATTTTGAGCGTCCTTCTGCTACTAACTTGACACGTTGTTCTACCACTGCTTGTCTATCCTGAGCAAATTCTTTGATCTCTTTAGCCAATGCATGAACAATAAACTTCTGAAGTTTATCTTGGTTTTCCAACTGAATCTTGCGGTCTGCACGTAGTTCTTTAATTTCTTCTGCTAACTTAGTTACCATGAAGTTATTAAATTTCTTTGCACTTTCTTTAAGTTTCATTTTCGCTTTTACACGATCTTCGTTAATCGCAGTTTTCTCTTCGTGGAATTCTTTAATTTCCTCACTTAGAGAATCTGTAATCATCTTATCCAGGGCTTCAACCATCACACTTCTGTCATGTTCGTATCGTTGTGCGAATTCATTTCTGAGTTCACCACGAACTTGATCTTTGGCCTCATTTAACTTAGTATTCCAAGTGCTTTCTAGTTCACCTGCAACGTCTTCATTAATAAGTCCTGAATCAATTAATGGTTTGATAGCATCTAACATGCTGTTTTCCCCTCTATTTTAAGTCTATCTTTAAGTCTTTGATTAAACGAGAAATCTCGTCTTTCAAATACCGTTCTACTTTCTTGTTGCCTCTCGCTTCTCTTGCTACTTCTAAAACTTTATGTCCGTGCTTCATATTCATGAGGCCCTCGTATATTGCTTTAGGATAAGCATTAGGAGCACTTGGTTGTGCAACAATATCTACAGTGATTATTTCAAAATCACTTACTTGGCCATCCATATCGTTAACGTTTCCGCTACCTCTACTAGATACTCCAAGTTTTACCCCTGACTCTAACATGGTCTGAACTAACTGACCCATCGGAGTTGGTAAAATCTTTAATTTGCCGTAGCCATTTGGCCCGTCCATCCACATCTTAGTGATCATGTGTGATACACGATCTAAGTTGATTTTTAAGTCATCGGGATGGTCAACTTCACCTAATACAGAATTACCTTCTTGTATTTGTGTGTTGAGGGTGTCTACAGCATTTCCAATCTCAGAGACGGGGTAAACACGTTCGTTTGCGTTTTTTACCCCTCCCTGAATGAAGATGCCCTTCATATAAAGAGTCTTCAGTTCGGAATCACCTTCTTTCACCGATTCGACCATCATTTCTGCTCGGTCGAACGTTAAGTGTTCTTTTAGATACAAAGCCATTGTATCAGTTCCTTAATCTATTACAGACTTAGTGTTTACACCTGAAGCCTGTGCTGTCACGGGCTTAGGAGCGGCACTTTGTGCTTTTGCGTTCTTGCCCGGCTGATTCTGGAAGCTAGAAGAACCATCAACGTCTTTAGCTTTAGGAGCTGGACGTCCTTGTTCTCCTGCATTACCTTTGTCAAAGTCTACTGGATGTGCATCCATTCCTTTTTGACCCGAGTTAGCATCTACTGGGCTTCTAGTTTGTGAACCATCGTCCCCCATTTTTGCTGTAATTTTTTGCAATGTGATTGCTTCTGCAACTAGTTCTTCATCGTCAACATTTACGTCAACGTCTACTTCTTCGCCGTCTGCCATTTCATCTTCGATGTCATGCATATCAGCATCCATTTCGTCATCACGGCCTTTTAATTCGTCTTCGTCAGCCATGATAGCTTCAAACTCGTCAAGTAACATGTCAAGTTTGTCTTCAATTCTTACAACTGCATCTTCTACTTCTTCTGATGAGTTGGCTTCGATACCTAATGTTGCGTCTACTTCGTCATCACCTTCGATGTCAAATACTTCTTCAGAGTCGATGTCGATTTCATCTTCATCATCTTCGGCTATGCCTGATTGCTCTGCTTGAATCTCGTCTGCAAGATCACCAACTTGACCGCCCATGCCTTCTTCAAGGTCATCTGCGTCTTTGATTTCATCTTCCATGATTGATTCATAGATTTCTTTTGATTTCGCAACTACGATATCGTGGAACAGTTCTTTCGCCTGTTCTTCGTCTTCATTAATAATGAGGTCTATTAATTGTTCAAATTTCTTATTTTCCATTTCCATTTTCTCCTGATATAATAAGTTATGGCTTTGTAGAGATATTTATCTCTATCATTAGAAAGTGCTATTTAAGTGCTACTTTTTTACGTTTTTGATTAATTTTGTGTAAAAAGAAGTATTTTTACCGATTTTAGATAGTTGGGCCTGCGCCTTCTTCTGGCTTTGCACCATACTGTTGTCTAACTTTAGTAAGATGTTTTGCCTTTTCATAATTTCTTACATCTATCATTTTACGTAATTTTCTGATTTGACTTAATGTAAGTTTAGTCTTTCTGGAAGTTCTCCATACTGGTTTAGAATTGTCATCTCCGACATCTTGGAACCCGGGTACTTCGGCGTCAAACATTTCAGTTAGTTTCATATTATTATTTATCTTTTATTAAGATACAGGGCCGACTTCACCAGCACCTTCGACAGAGCCTGCGGCTGTTGATGCTTGTCCGCCTACTGGACCTGCAACGTCCATATCTCCGAAGTCATCTAAGTTGTCCATGTCTTCGATTTCATCGTTAGTTTCTACATCAGCATCAAAGTCTCCTGTTGATACTCCGATGTTTCTAAGGTCAGAACCTTCTGGATCTGAATCTTGTGCTTCAGTATTCTCTTCTCCCCACATCTGCTCATTTTTATTGATTTCTTCTTCAGTTAAGCCTAAGAATCTTTCTAACGCAAATCGTTTAGAGATATAAGGGAATGCTTCCATTCCGCTAAATGTAGTTACTCTTGCAGTATCTAGTTCGCTTTGACGATAAGCGGCAAAGTTTTGTGGGGGATTGAAAGTAATATCGAACATTTGTGTGTCAATATTAAATCCTCTCCAACGTAAAAATAGTTTAAATTCTACGTCTAGTTTCTGACAAACATAGTTCTGTAGTCTTTCACAGTACTGATTGAATCTAAACTCTTGTATCATTGCTGTACCAACACGTCCGTCGTTCAGAGGTGTTGTATTGTCATCAGGGCCTGTGGGTAAGTATGAACTAGGTACACGTAGTCCTCTTGCTAGTCTGTTATTAAAGTACTTAAGATCGTCAATCTCACCTAAGTTCTGTCCACCTGGTAGAACTTCGATAGATGATCCTCTACCTTCTGCTGTAACTGGGAAGAAGTAATCTTCATTCATTGATAATGGATTGTATGTAGCATCAACTACAGATTGTCCACCATGAATACTTGGAATACGTCTTTGATGTATCTCGTTTTTAATTCTGTCTACGAATGCCATTGCTAAGTGACTAGGCATGTTACCAACGTCAATCTTAAACATTCTACGTTCTGGTGCACGTTGTACACGATAGATTAAGATAGCATCTTCTAATAGTTCTTTCTGTTTATATACTTTAAAGATGTTCTCTAAGATTGATTGTCCGAAAGGCCAGAAACGATCTAAGCCTTCTGTTAGTGACAAATGAACAACATGATTAGAATCGATTGCTGATTCTGCTTGTCCTAATGTAAATCTACTACCTGATGTGTTGTAAGGCATAGATGGGACTGTATATCCACCTCCACCTGCTCCACCACCGCCACCAGTACCACCTAATCCTGTTGTTGGATTAGCGGCAAAATCTGTGTTTGTTTTCTGTGCAACTGTTAAGTTCTGTAAGTTAATGTTTAAGTCTTTAATAACATACTGTTCAGGAAGTTTACCTTCACTCTCGTTAACAATAACTTTAATGACTTTAACCATGTCAACCCAGTAGAGTTTAAAGTTCTCTGGATCTCTTACAAAGATTTGATCTCCGTACTTGATGACATTTCTGAACATCTTAAACATACGAGTATCAAATTCATTTAACTTACACCATTGTTGTAACTGCTTAGATAGTAAGTCCATTTCATGCGGAGTAGGATCTTCTCTAAATTCAAAGTTAAATGGTGTCTTGTTGTGATCGTTCTTTTGTGTGCTAAATTCTGCAATGATATCTAAACATGCATTAATCTCAGCATCAACATCCATCATCTCATACTGATTGTATCTTTCTATTCTGTTTGGATGCCCTGTATAAACTTCAGGGAGTCTACTCATATAATTTTTGTAGCCGAAGTCAGTGTTTGAATAACCTCCATCCGATGCGTTATCTTTACCGTTCCAACTTCCAGAGTTACTATTGCCTCCAGATATAGGACTAGATACTCCGCTTCGATTTAAAAATGACTTTTTATATGACATATGATTATAGGCTCTCTTATACTATGTATTTAGTTAAACAGATGAGTATGTAGCAATTTTTAATTGAGAATCGGCAGAGTCGCTGGATGTAGACTTGATATCTCCTAACAGCTTCGACTGTTGTCCTAGCATGGCTAGAGACTGTTTTTCATATTCAGACATCTCTGCGGGCTCAGTTTTGTTTTGGGCTAATTGCTTTTGTTTAAACTCCTCTACAGATAGTCCTTCTTCAGCATCAAGTTCCGGCTCAATATCAACTTTAGGATTATTTGGAAGGCCAAATTGCTCCATGGCCATTCTTTTAGTTTTAGTTTCTTCGATACTTGCAAGGTATTGCTTAGCCTGCCCCATTACACTTTCACTAGCATCTTTGCCTTTGTACTGACCAGTGTCTAAGACTTCTTGGTATTGACCTTCTTTTGCCAGCAACTGATCCTCGGCCGAGGTGTTCATTTCCGCCATTCTCTCAGCACGAATTTTTTCATTCTGAGCAATCTCTGCTTTACCTTCGTCTGAATCGACATAAGCAACGAATTCCTTTGTCGCTTCATTCATTGGCTTTGTTTCAGCAGTTACTTTGTCTTTAATTACAGGTGATTCAATAAGAGCCGCTACTTTAGTAGAAGAAACTTTAACTTCTTCTAAAAGGCTATCTACGTTTTGGTTTTGGTCAGTAACAATAACGCCGTCTGGGCCGACTGTACCTGTACCTGTACCCGATGCAGATCCTGTCATTTCTTCAACTACTTTTGATGAGGCATCCAATGCGGCTAGATTTTGATCAGCCAATTCTTGTTCTTTGACTGCTACTTCATCATAGTGGGCCCATAGTTCTGCCATTGACATCTCAGCAAAACTTTGTTCTTTGTCTTCGTCTTTCTTTTCGCTTTTGCTTTTCTTGTCATCTTCTGCGGCTACAAGTTTTTTCAACTCTGTTTGCACTAATGCAGTATCTTTTGCACTCAGGTCTGAATCTGCTAGAATTCCCTCTAGCATTGCTTCAGTTAATGTTCCGCTGTCTCTCATTTCTTTTAATACGTCAAGGTCAAGTTCGCTGTCTCCGATCCAATCTTTATCATACAACCCAGATTCTACTGCAACCGACAAACCTGCTTCTGTGGCTGCCAGTTGTTTTTCTGCCGCTTCTTTAGCATCTGTTTGGGCTTGTATTGCCTGGTCATAGTTTTTCTGCCACTCTGCCTTTTCATCTTCACTCATCAGGAAGATTTCTTCATCAGATGCCTCAAAAGCCTTTTGTTCGTCTGCCGAAAGTGCGACACCGGCCATTTCACCTGCCGCTGATCCAAGAATAGCACCTAATCCCCCGCCAATTAATCCACCGATAGCAGTACCTATACCCGGTAAAATAAATGTACCAATTGTAGCACCTAATGATGCTCCGCCAGCCGCGCCCAAGGCTCCGCCAGCTCCTTTTGTGCCTCCTACTAAATTAGCGTTCGATTTTGCTAGGTCCCTTTCATCTTTTAATCTTTGAAGGTCTGACTCATCTGTTACACCTTCTGATTTTGTAAAATAATCTCTCTCTGCTTGTTTTCTTTTATCGTCTGCCTCATCTGCCGCACCATAAACGGCCATGCCTGCGCCTACTATGCCTCCGCCTACTTTGCTATATTTCATTAGTGATCTAGCATTGCCGGCTCCACCTGCAGCCTTTACACCAGCACGATTTCTTGCAGTTTTACCGAATAACTTGCTCAATATTGCGCCGGCACCGCCCATCTTTGACATTCCAGCCAATGCTATTACCGCTGTGCCTGCCGCGGCCGTTAGAGCAATTAGTCCAATTGTTCCTGCTTTTAATGCACCGTTGAATGGATTAAATGAATCTAGTGCCTCATCTGCCGCAGTTCTTACATTTCTTTCAAGTACTTGTAATCCGGCTGCCGTATCTTTTTGAGCATCAAATCCTTCTGCGGTAGCTTTGGTAAATTTATCACCAGCTTCTAATCTGCGTTTTTCAGCCTCTTCGCCATCTGCACCTAATGCTATAACTCTATCAGATGATTCTCCGTCTATTCCGACTGCCGCACCAATTTCACTTGCATTGGATGCAAGTTCCATAGATTTGCCAAATCGATCAACGTTGTTTCTGACTCCATCTACAAAGGTACTAGTGACTTCTGCTACGGCTTCATCATATTCAGCAGACCCTGCTGTTAAATTTGAAAATTGCTCTTTAAGTTGGCCGGCTTCAAAGCCCATGTTCGCCAAGGCCTGGGTATTTTCATCAAATGCACCGGTACCAATGATATTCATCAGTTTCGTTGCCATACCAGGCCCTAATCCAGCTAAATCCTGAGCTAAATCTTGTCTAATTTTTAGTTGATTAGCAAGATCGTCTTTCCTATCATTTAATTCTTGTCTTCTACTATCAGACATTTCACCTTGTAGTTCTTTTTCTATTCGGGCAATGTCGTTCTGATCTCTTATGTTACGAATTTTATTTCGTAAGTCTGATGCAATTTGATTTTGTTCTTCTTTTAACTGTGTTGCAGATAAGCCAGTCAGTTCAGACAGTTCAACTAATGTCTTTGCATAGTCTAATGATCTTTTTTGTATCTCTTTAGCAGACATATTCTGTGCATTTAAATTAATACCAGATGTTCGTTGTAACTGAATGTAATATGCTTGTTGCTCGTTGGCTTCTTCTAGCGTATAACCATACCTACGCATTTCTGCTTCTACTTCATCATTATTATTAAGTGCTAGAACTTCAAGGAATTTCTTTAAACCGTCTGATGTACCAGCTCCAAATGATGCTAAACCATTCGCAGTTGAAAGAATGATAGGAGATAACTTATCTAAGTCTCTTGCGGCAAATCCTGCATCTCTTGCAAGATCAGTCATTTGGTTACTAGTTTGCTCTGTAATACCACCCATTAGATTCATATCTTTTACGAATCTATTTTGAGCATCGGTCTGCTCTAGCATTAATGCGCCGATTTTCGTTAGTGCATCAAATGCCATACCAGCGGCTCGACCAAGTGGACCCATCGAAGAGGTTAATTCTGAGGTAGCATCTCCTAACCCTTTAAGACTTGATCCGTATTTAGAAAAGCCTTCTACACCACCAGTAAGTGCCTGAGAAAAATTTGCAACAGCAACTAAACTTAGACCTATAGCCTTATCAAAACTTTTCATGCTTTCATCGACTTTATTAACAGAACTTCCGTGAGCTTTGGCAGCCTCAGTAGTAGCTCCTAAAGCCTGTGCATTGGCTATCTGTGCGGCCGAATTGGTGTCAATAGACTTTGATAGGTTTGACTGTGCAGATGCTACTGCGGAAATAGTTTGTACTAGATCGTTGAAGGCAGTTGACATTCCTCCCATGGATGAAGACATAGAATTTAAATTCTCATTGAATTCTCGCATCATTTCCGGATCAAAATCGTCCATACACTTTTTATCCTAAAGTTTTAATTTAGGGTCTTTTTCGGACACTAAATATATTATACTAGTATTTAGTATTTAAAAATACCGTATTTTATTATGGGGAACATATATGACAATTAATGAAAATAATCCACTACGACAGTTTTTTCGTAGACCAGCAGTAAGTATCAGTCTGCCGTCAGGAGGAGAACATTACTCACCTGAAGACATCGTATGGCCTGATGATATGAAAGAGTTGCCTGTCTATCCAATGACAGCAATCGATGAGATAACCACTAAGACACCTGATGCATTGTTCAATGGAACAGCAATGGTAGAAATCATTAAGAGTTGTGTCCCTGCAATCAAAAACCCTTGGTCATTGTTAAGTACTGATTTAGACACTGTTTTGATATCGATTAAGGCCGCGGCAGGGCAAGAAACAATTGATGTAGAGTCTAAATGTGAAAAATGTGGAGAAGAAGGCACATATGGTATTAATTTACAACTTCTTCTACGTTCACTAAAAGCAGGTGATTATCATCTCCCTTTAAAAATGAATGAGTTAGAGATTTATCTTTCTCCTATAAATTATAAGATGATGAATGAAGCCGCATTAGAGCAGTTTGAAATTCAAGCAAAGTACAAAGATTTACCTAATATAACAGATCAACAAGAACGTGTTGCAATGAGTCAAGCGGCATTAGTAGATATAACAGTTTTAACAATGCGTATTTTATCTAAAGCAATTACCAAAATTGTAACTCCAGAAGGAGAAGTAACTGATACTGATCATATACATGATTTTCTAAAGAATGCAGATACTAAAACATATGAAGTTATACGAGATTATAACACAGAACTTAGAGAAAAGTCAACTATCAAGCCACTAGATATTGTCTGTAGTGCAGGCGCAGATGACCCATCAAAAGAAGAATGTGGGCATCAATATAAACAACCATTTACACTGAATGCATCGGATTTTTTCGTCTAAGACTCCTTATACTCGATCCTGACGGGATAAGAGAGTTGATATCAAAATATGAAGAATACACTCAGGGAATAAAGTCTAACGCACTGACTTTAGCCTGGTATATGCGTGGCGGAGCATCCTATGAAGATATCCTTAACATGTCACAAGTAGAAAGGAAATCCATAAACAAATTAGTAGAAGAACATTTAGAAACTACTAAGAAAACTCAATTGCCATTCTTCTAAACTTTATTCTTTTCGGTCTTATTCAAAAGTTCTCTTACGAGAACTTAATTACTCATTCACTTCGTTCATTCGTAATTTCTTTTTAAGTTTAATAAACGGTTAATCTATTATATTACTAATATTAATTAAGTCTTATTACCGTTTTGAAGCCATGGTAGTGCTATCAAACACTACCATAGTTTCAGGTCTCATTACACGCCTGTCATCCATGTTGATTATCCCCAATCGATTACGTTACTATAATCAATTGCTACCGGTTGCCCTGTAAAGTTTGCTGGGTTGTAGTTGAGCCAATCACACTAATAAATGTGACCTCTCAGCAACGCATGTTTCATATCATCAAATCAAAATATATATGAACTCATTCAAGGTTCGCTACCATAACGATTGCCTTGTCGGTATATTGTGTCTGTAAGACACTACTCCAAATCTGTTGCCCATCACTACAATAGGTTCCTCGAGGAGAGCCGAGCATTAAGTCACGGCTATGCTTATTTAAATATCTATTCTACTTGTTGTTGTGTTTATTTTTAAGTCTGACTTGGTGTCAATGGTGGGTTTTGAGTTGGTCTCTGTGTCGCCTGCGTATGCTTTAAATATATCTTTGTTGAATTCAAAAAAGTGGTCCCAATCAAATATAACCCAATCAGCATGTTTGTCTGATGTGTAATAAATGAATTGATCACTTACGAATGTGTATTTACTCGGTACACAAACAAAACGTCCCTTACGATTGAATTTCATAAAGAGTACGTCAAAGTCTCCTTCATCATGGACGTCCATTACTTGGTCGAGCCAGTCTTCTAGTACTCTGCATGAGCCAGATAGAAGTTGATGAAAAGGAAAGTCTGCATAGAACTTACATTCTATGTTAAGTTTGTGGAAGCTTTGTCCAGGAACAATGTCCCCTTTAAAACTTCTGATCTGTCCTTCGTGTAAAATTTCTGTACGGGATTGATTCTTGCCACCTACATAAGCACCTGATCCAGGAGCACGTATAAAACTTTCTTCATAGGTTTCTGAAAGATATCTTGCGACTTCTCTTTCAAATCCTGATCCTTTGTTCTTAGATGGTGATGGCATTAATACTAGTTATCTCCCTACCACTCGGTGGCATAATTTTTATCTACCCTATGATGGGCACATTTTGTCTGGCACTCGTAAGAGTCATGTATAAAGTCGGCTTCCCAGAATTTATCTTTTACTATTTTGGGTAATCTCAATTCATGTAGATTATATTTCTTGCCGATTTCGTTCCATTTGTTGTTGTGTCCGTATCTTGTTGCGACCCAACAGCATGGATAAAACTCTCCCCTAGCATTAATGTAACTACCTTTGTTGCCTATATGACACAAAGGACGTTCATTACCTACCAACTTAGATTCATCGTACAACTTAATGTTCGTCTTCATCCAGGGTTCTTTAATAGACTTATCTGTGAATTTAAATACTTCTCTTTCAAATCTATGACTAGATGATAACAAATCATCACGTGGTTGTAAAGCATCTTGGGCGCCATACGAATCTTCGTATATCTTACCGAACTTAGTGCTTCTTGTTAACTGAAATGCATCAAAGCCTAACTCTCTTGCATAGTTCTGCATGTCTCCGATCTTATCCTCGTTAAACTTGAAGCCTATTGCGTCCCAGACACTGTAACACTTAGACTTATCATTGATGATAGAGACGCCTGTAACGATGCTAGACCAATTAGAATTGATTCTATAGATATTATTACTCTCATGGTCCCAACCGTCTATACTGAAGTGTATTTGATCTTGTTCGTCTAACAGTTCTGCTAGTCTTGTCCACCAGACCTCATTTTTATATGATCCGTTAGTAACTATGATGATTGCAATGCTAGGCTTTATTGATTTAAAGTATTGAATAACCTCTAAGAAGTCATGTGCATAGATAGGATCACCATCATCACCGCAGAACGTTAGTTTTTCTACATGTTCTAATATAAAGAATGCGGGAAAGTTTTGTTTAAAGAAGTCTAACTTAAGTTCTGTACTGACTAATGTGTCAGGAACCTCTTGTCTAGGACAACGAGGACACTTGAGTGTACACTTACTGCTGATCTCAATGTGCCAGTGCCATAGTGCTAGACTCACAGATTTTCCATGTCCCTTGTTGAATTGTATGTAGTAAAGCCGTTCTCTTTAATTACTTGTAAGACACTAGCAACTCTTCCTGCTAGTTCTTCTCTGTGCGAGACTAACCAAACAGACTTGTTACGATTACGTGTCATATCTTTAAGAATAGCCATAGCACTCTCAACACCTATTGTATCTAGTCCTGAGTCAATTAACTCGTCAATGAACAAAGTGTTGATTGGGAAGTATAAGTTTTCCCACACATCTCTGAATGCAAATGATAATCCTAAGATCAATCTGTTACGTTCCCCTCTTGATAAGTTATCAAAGTCTAGTTCTCTGCCCAATTCTGTAATTTCTACACTTAAATCGTTTTGGAACACAACTTGATGTGGTAGACCCATTTTATCTAAGTATGAAGTCAAACGAGAATTTAAATACGATAAGTTTTGATCAATGATCTTCTTACGTACAAACGAATCTTTACTTGTTAAAAGGTCTAACAAGAACTTCTGATGATCTCCTACACGTGACAACCCGTTGATTTTGTCAAAGTCTGCCTCTTGTATCGCATTCGTTTCCATCTCAGATATCTGATCTATATAAGGATTTTCGTCTACCTCTTTACGAGATACTTGCCCCTTAAGGTCTTTGATCTTGTTTTTGTGTTCAATAGCCTCAGATTCTGAGTTATAAAATAAGTTAGGACGTTCTCCTACTTCAAACAACGAATTCTTTTCCCCTTCTAACTCTACTTGTACTTCTGCTAGTTCGGTTAAGTGTTTAGTATGCTCTAGTAGACTTTCTTCTTTGTCTTTTAGCACTTGACTGTGTGCATCATCATGGAAGTCTTGTCCGCAAGTGTGACATTTGTTCGTTTCTAGTATCTCTAATTCTTTTTCAAACTTACTAACAGCCTTTGCTTCTCTAACAACATCATTGTTGGTTCTAGTAATCAATTTGTCGATATCTGCATGATCCTTAAGTAAGGCATTATATGCAGATAGTTGCGTATGACCAAGTAATTCGGCGTCAATATCCAATTCTTCTAGTCTTCTAATCTGATCTTTTAATGTACTAATGTCTTCTGCTGTCTTGTTATCCCATAGTCTTGCTCGTTTTCTAAGACTATCGATTTGTTCTTCGATTCGTTTGTTTGCCTCTTCAACTGCTTGTACTTTAAATTCTTCTTGTTGTATTTCTTCTTTGTTGGCTTTAATCTTTACTTTTATCTTCTCTGCTTTTTCTGATAGCAGTGTGATGCCGAGTAATTGCTCAATGATATCACGTTGTTGCCCTTGTGTCATGCTTAAGAACGGCTGACTGTATGTATTAAGTGCAACGATATTTCTAAACATAATTGAAGACATACCCATGATGTCTTCAATGAGTTTCTGTGTCTCTTTATTCTCGCCTTGTGCTTCGTTATCTTCTTCTTCTGTTCCATTAATAAAGAACTTCATGCCATGTGGCTTACGTCCACGTTCAATTCGATAATCAACACCATTGGCTTCAAAGTCTAGTGTGACCATCATGCTTTTGCCGTTTGTTCGATTGATTAAATTGTTTGCTTTGATGTTGTTAAGTGGAACACCATACAACGCATAACTAACTGCTTGAATGAGTGTAGTCTTACCAGTACCATTTCTAGCACCGTCTCCGCCTAAATCTAAGTTGTCACCTAAGATAAGAGTAAGTTCTTGGTTATTTAAATCAACTGCTTGAGTAACAGAACCTACACTTAAAAAGTTTCTGAGAGTTACATGTTTTAAATTGATCATATAGACTGATAAATCTCCAGTAGTACACCTTTATCATAGAAATCAGATTCTATGTTCTTAATTTGTTCGATGATAATTGAATCAACACTCTCAAACGATATCTCTCCGGGTGCTAAGTCTTGTGCATGTTCATCATTCTTAACAGGAATCAAAGACATTTCTCTTAATTCATGTTTAGGTATTAATTGTTCTCTTATAAAGTTAGATTCTTCATATGAGATATCAATGTCTAAGTGTACTCTAACATGAGCATTCTTAATTAGTAATCCTTCTGGGTTTTCTAATACTTCACTTAGTTTATAAACTCTGTATACAGGTTGATCGGGCCATGAATGAAACTCTGGTTCTTTGTCCCACTCTAATACCATCATGCCTCTAGCATCATCACCTGCATCTGCATAGTTATGTGGGAATGCATTGCCCATATACCAAACGTTTTTCTTTGCTTGACGTTTGTGAAAGTGTCCTGTGAATACTTTGTCAAAATGTCCTAAATGATCTGCATTTGTTTCGCCGTGATCGGGCATTTCTATCATAGCATTCATGTAGAAGTATGGTAACTCTAAATGAGCAAACAAATACTTGCCTTTCTTCTTTTTAAGTAGTTTATAGTCATCACCACATAGCCACGGAGCGATAACACAGTTACCCTCTTCAATGAAATGATCGACAACTACTACATTATCAAGGTGTCTAGCCCATTCAAACGAATGAATATCACGTTTGTCTCTATAATAAAGATCATGGTTGCCTGTGATGAAGTAAACTTTCTCAAATGCATCGTTTAGTTTCTCTAATGCATTAAGTCCGAATTGCATGGTATGCATGTTAATACTTGCTCTGTGATGATTCCAATCACCCAAGAACAAACACGTTTCACAGCCTTCCTCTATTGATTTCTCAATAAACCAATCCACAAAGTCACTACAGTCTCGGTTATGTTGTATACTATTACTCTTTAAACCAAAATGTATGTCTGTGAATACGGCCGCTTTCTTAAAAAGATTACTCATAATTAGTTTTCCCAGTATTCAACATCTATTATACATGACAGAGGCAGGAAAAGCAAGACATTTGGATGCCTTGCTTGCCCGAAAGTGTTACTCAGTGTATGCTTCTGCTTTTTTCTCGTAACCCAGACCATTGTAGTCTTTCATTTGACGAGTGAATGAAGGATTTAACCCGTTCATTTCTAAAATATCGTCTCTGATATTTTGGTTACGTTTTTCAGAGTTGAGAACTCTACAGAAACTGTTTGTGATTGCCGCAGTATAGTATGCGAAAGGATTTGCTGACTTGGCTTCGTTGAATCTTAAACCTACATAAGTTAATTGAAGTATTGCACTCTGTCTCATCTCATCATTGTAAGTGTATCCACGCCAGTTAAACTTCATAGCATACTTCTCGCACAACATAATGTACATACGTGCTAATTTATCTGTAATTGCGCCGTCTGTTGCAGTAAACTTGCCAGTTTTTAATCCGCCCTTCCAATGTGACTTACCAACTAAAGGAGTAGACATTGTTTCAGCATCTAAACGATAGTGCTGAAAAGGGGGAAAGTTAACTTTTACATGGACCAAGTCTTCAACTTCTTTTTTGGTTTTTTTATCTTCGATATCTTCAAATAAATCTTTGTTTGCACTTAGATCATCTTCAAAATCAATAATATCAACTGCTTTCTTCTTCTTAACAACTTTTCTAGGTTGTTTTTGTGAGACAGGAATATGATCCCAAGTCATAACTCTAAACATAAGTCCGTCAGTCTCAATAGTTTCCGGATCAATTTTATTCTTTCCAGTCAACCCTTGCTCTGCTGATAAACGTGCGGCTTTGTTTTCTTTTGCTTGTTGAATCTGTTCCGGCTTCACTGCCCATGCAAGACTTTTTTCTATACCGCTCTTACCTTCAGTAGCAAGATCAAGGTCAGTGATTAGATCAAAGAAATGATAGTCTTTTTTAGTAAAGTAACAGTAAGATGTTTTGCTTTTGTGAATTTCCTTAAGAATGTCTTTATTATTTAGGTAGTTAGTTGTTTTTCGCGGTCCTGGCATTAAAATTCCTCTATTAGTTAGTTCGACAAGTGTGGAGTCGATATATCTATTGTATAGCACTCGTTGTCCGAATGCAAGTGTAACGGGTAAAATTTGATGGTTTTTAGTATAGATAAATATATCATGTGAGATTACTATTTATACAAATAGGTAAGTCTCGGGAAATATCTGGAGATATATTTAATGACAGATCCACTACAAGATGCAAAAGATAATGCCGGTGAAGAAGATCAGAAGATTGGTCAAGATTGGCGAGTACGACTAGCACTAGCATCAGGCGCAAAATATCTTTACAAAAGTGCAGATGCGCCGGGCATATTAGCACCCTTGATAGCTACCAACGGCGTAGTGTTTCCTTACACACCTACAATTAATATTAGTTACATGGCAAACTATGACGGCGTACTCCCAACTCACTCTAATTATAAAGTTCAACAATACATGAATAGTTCTGTTGAATCAATTACAGTTACGGCTGATTTTACAGCACAGGATACTTTTGAAGCAAATTACTTATTAGCATGTATTCACTTTTTTAAATCAATGACTAAAATGTTTTATGGACAAGATGAGAACCCACAAAACGGAACTCCTCCTCCATTAGGTTATTTTTACGGACTAGGAGCATTTCAATTAGACAATCATCCTGTTGCAATAACTAACTTCGGATATAACCTACCTAACAATGTTGACTATATAAGAGCAACTAGTACATCAGATGCTTCAACTTCAAAGTTTGCTGTATCTAATTTAATCGGTGGACAAATAAGTCCTGGCGGAGTTAGACCTCCGGCGACATTCACAGACACAGGTGATCAAGCAATCACCTATGTACCAACTAAAATTACTATGACAATTACATGTGTTCCTGTTATTAGTAGAAATCAAATTAGTAATAACTTCAGTCTCAAAGATTATGCAACTGGCAAATTACTACGTGGGTCTCAACAGAATAATCCGGGAGTTTGGTAATGGCACAAAATAATATATATCCACAGACTAGTCCTTATAATAAAACAGGAATAATAAACGGCAAGTTCTTAGATGTAATGGAACCGTATACTGCGATACCTAGAGATGCATCTGATGCATCTTTTACAATCACTGCACAATACGAATTTAGACCTGATCTGTTAGCACAAGAATTATACAATGACTCTCGTTTATGGTGGGTGTTTGCGTCTCGTAATCCTAATGCATTAGGATCAGATCCATACTTTAATTTTAAAACAGGTGTTAATATATTTGTTCCTAGAATGGATACTCTTAAACGTGTGCTAGGTATCTAATGCCAATCGATGAAAATCAAGTAAAAGACGACCAAACCACTGGAGCAGGAAGTAATCTTGGATCTCCTCCTAATGCGGCACAAGAATCTCAGTTAAAAAAGACTCAAGGGACTGAATCAAAAAACAGTGCTAATAATGCCGGAGATGGCAACGCACAATCAAATGCAAACACTGCAAATACAGATGCTCCAGGCAGACGTTTAAAAAATCCATTAGGTGCATTGTCATCTTATACATATCAACTTAGTTTGTATATGATTACCCCAGATGCATATGATGCATTTAATGCGGGCGGTAGAAGAGATATCAACACACTTTCATCCGCAACAGGGGAAACAGGTGGTGCCGGAGCATATCTTATTGCCCAATCAGGTGGAATCAATAACAATACATCACAAAGAGCACCGGGCTTTGATTGGGATTTTTATATAGACAATCTTAAATTAGAACAAGCAGTATCCGGAGAAGCAACTCAGTCATCTACAAATGTATACTCAGTAAAGTTTGACATTATAGAACCTTATGGTTTTTCATTTAATACAAAGTTAAAACAAGCCAGTGATGATTTACAACAATATTCACAAGACTCTGGTTATTCAGGTGAAGGAAGCATTAATAACCCAAGTAGACAATTTTTTGTATTGGGTGTGAAATTTTTAGGCTATGACGGCCAAGGTGAACTAGCAGACGGTAATATAGAATTTGAAGGTGGACCAATTGATCCTAATGCATCAGGTAATTCATTGTTTCAAGTGTACTATGATATTAGTATTACAGGAGTCAAATTTACAATTGATGGTGGAGCCACAACATATAAACTACAAGGAGTTGCTCTATCTCCTGGCAAAGCATTTGGAACAAAAAGAGGAAGAATCTTCACTACTAAAACAGTAGGAGGAGGAACGTTTGATGAAGCAATACAAGGTGAAAATGGTCTGTTTACACAGTTAAACACATTTGAACAGTGGTGCGTTGAAAATGGCGTAAGAGAATTTGCAAATGAGTTTAAGGTAGAATATATAGGTGACGGTGTTGAAGCAATTGAAAAAGCAAATCTTGTTTTACCTACTGATACTGATAAAAGTAAATGGTATGTTGATGACATAAACAGTACATTAGAAGCAACTGATGCAGAAAGTGCAAAAGCAGTTCCAGATGATGCAAAACGTAAGATATCTTTCCCTGCAGATACGACATACATAGAAATTTTTGATGAAATTCTTAAAGGCAGTTCATACATATATGATGCGATGCAAGTTATCTATAAAAGCAAAGCAAAACCTAATTTAGAAACTAAAGAACAAGAAAGTGTTGACCCAAACAGTGATACAAGAGTTTCATGGTATAAAGTAACCCCTGTTATCTCTGGTGCTAAATGGGATTCAATTCTTGCAGATTGGGCATATGTGACAACGTTTAGAATAGAAAAATATGAAACTCCTGTAATTACTTCTATTGCTACAAACGCTGGCGTGGATTACTACGGACCTCACAAAAGATATGAATACTGGTGGACTGGTGAAAACAGAGAAATCTTATCCTATCAACAACAGTTAGATAACTTATTCTATAATGAAGTATTAGGTAATACCAACTTAAATGAAGATGGCGTAGGCACTGGTGGTAGTCAACAGACACCTATAGCACCAAATCAAAACCCATCAGGAGCTCCTAGATTAAATAGTTTAGGTGGCGGAAAAGCATCACAGAATCAATATGTTACAAGTTTATATTCACCTGATTCATATGCAACAGCAAAGATTAAATTAATGGGTGACCCAGACTTTCTCATACAAGAACATAGAGGTGGACCTGATGATGTCTATCAAAGATTTTACGGCAACGACGGTTTTAGAGTAAGTTCTAATGGTGGACAAGTTTTTATTGAAATTGACTTTAAAGAAGCAATAGACTATGATGATACAACAGGTACTCTGAACATCAATGATTCAATAGCGTTTTTTAAATACCCTGCATGGATAGCAGACACGATTGTTGGCGTGAGTTATAAATTAATAACTATTACCAGCACATTTTCAGAAGGGAAATTTATACAAGATTTATCTTGTGTGATAAACACGTTCCCAGATGAAAATGTAGATAAAGATAGTGATCCTAGAAAGGAAGATACTAATGCAGAAGGTGAAACACCAATAGTAATAGGTGAAAACGAGAAAAAATCAGAGACAACAGAAGACGCTAAATTCTTTACTGGAGGTGGATCAGACGGTGAAGGCAGCTTCGGAAAAGTAGGAGACTTCTTTGGTGGACTATTTCAGTCAGACCCAGACGATGACAAAGGATAATAATGAGTAAAGATGTTTTTAAGCCTAGAGGCAAACTAAAGAAAAATCTGCCTGGTGCTGGAGTAACATCTGTTATTGAAGTACCGGTTATTGCAACGGTAATGAGTACAGTTGACCCTACACATCAAGGTAGAATCGCAGTTTACCTATCAGAAAACTTAGACAAAAACGCTTACAACCAAGACAATTGGGTTTACGTAAGCAGACTTGCCACTTTCTTTGGTAACACTGAGGCTATCGGCGGACCTGATGATTTTGGAGAATATACAGCCAATCCAAGTTCATATGGCCAATGGAACGCACCACCGGATAAATTAACTCAAGTCATCTGTATATTTGTTAATGGTGATCCTAATTATGGATTCTATATAGGATCTGCACCTAAAGCAGAAACACTATCAATGATACCTGCTGTAGGTTCTTCAGACAATGTAACTCTTAATGAAGGTGAAGCATCTTCATATGCAGGAGCCCCTAGACTTCCAACAACAAACATTAATGTTAATAACCCGGACATTGCAGATAGTACAAGTTATCTTACAGATGCTAAACCCGTACATAGTTATACTGCATCTATTATGCAACAGCAGGGCATCCTCAGAGACAAGTACAGAGGTCCTATCAGTACAAGTGCAACAAGAGAAGCATCAAGTAGAGTAGGTTGGGGTGTAAGCACTCCGGGTCGTCCTGTGTATCAAGGCGGATTAACTGATGAAGATATTGCAAGTAAATTAGACTTAGCTCCAGAAAATTATAGAGTAGTAACAAGACGTGGCGGACACTCACTTGTTATGGATGACGGAGACATCATCGGTAGAGATCAGTTAATCAGATTGCGTACTGCATTAGGACATCAAATACTAATGAGTGATGACGGACAGATGTTATCTATCTTGCATTCAAATGGACAAACATATATTGAATTAGGTAAAGAAGGCACAGTTGATATCTTTGCTACTAACTCAGTTAATGTACGTACACAAGGTGATCTTAACTTACATGCAGATGAGACACTTAACTTAAGTGGTAAAAATGTAAACATCAACTCATCAGAAAATACTACTCTCAATGCAGACAAAGCATTTAGTCAACGAGTAGGAGAAGACTATAGTCTATATACACTACAAAATTTAAAGATAAAAGCAGACGCCGCACTAGCATTAGAAGCAACAGG